CATATCACGATCAGAAAGATAGCGTAGCCCCTGCACCGCGGCGTCCATCAAGTCGTCGTGCGGGATCGAACCTTCGCCCGAAAACGTGCAGAGTTGTTCAATCAGTGGTTGAGCCCAGCTCTTGGGCTGGTTGGCGAGCTTGTCGCTCTCGACCACATAGATGTGGCCTGACGCAAACAGGGGCGAGACAGCGTGCAGGCGGTCGAGCTTTCGAGCCCGGCCCGGATTGTACGGAGCGGCGATGATGCCTTCTTTTGACAGCGCCTGCCGCAGGGAGATCCCAGAGCCCTTGTCTTCGATGAGCAGCACGTCCGGCTTGCGGCCCGAGTCCTCCATGTATGCCGGCCCGATCAGGGGCTTAAACAAGGCCTTCTCACGGGGAGCATAGACCGCCTTGAGCTCGCGCTTGGTCCTGTCGATCAGGTCGGGGAACCCGAGCCGGTCCTGCCAGCAATCGAGCAGGATGATGCACCGCTTCCCGCTGGAATTGGTGAAGACGCCCCAGACAACGCACGCGGAATAGTCGGGATCGCCCTTCACCGTCGAGCCGGTCGCCTCGGTGAAAGCGGTGTCGAGCGACATAACGATGAAGTCGAGCTCTGGAAGCGGCCTGTTTGCCGGCCACATCTTGATCCACGAGCGGCGCACGATGCCCATTTCCTCGGGATTAATGACCTCGGCATAGATCTCCTGCCGGCCTATCGTCGTGCCCTCATAGCGCAGGATCTGGTCCTTAAACGTGGGCGCGAGGTTGTCAATGTTGTCATAGGTTGTGGCGCGGGTGACGGCCACGTCCTTTCCCTCACGGGCGAGGAGCTGACGCACGATCTGATTGGGCTTTGGTGTCGTGGTGCAGATCAAGCGCGGAGCCTTGCCAAGGCGCATACCAAACATGAGCAGGTCGAATGCCTCGACCGCGTACTGCCACGCCGCCAACTCATCGAGCCACCCGCCGTGGAACTGCGGACCGCGAAAGCGCTCAGGCTTCTCAGCGGTAATCCCCTTGATGAGCGAGCCATTTCTCAGCCGCACCTCAACGTCGGATTTGTTCCACAACGATCCGCCGCCGGTCGGCTCGATCAGGTCATGCGGTATCGAGTTTAGCAGCCCGCTCTCGCCCTCGAAGCAGACCGAGATCAAGTCGCCGTAGGTCGGGGCAGAGACCAACCAGCGCGTCTCCGGCTGCGTCGTCGCCCATGCGCCAAGCGTCTCTGCCGCAGTTCTGGTCTTGCCTGCACCACGCCCGGCGAGCATCAACCAGATCGTCCAGTCGCCGGCAGGCGGGATCTGATGCGGCCTGCGGGTGCGCCACCAGCCGAGCTGCCAATCGGCGAGCGCGCGCTCCTGTGGACTCAGTCTGGCGTAGATCTTGGCAATGTCATCCATTTGATTTCCGGCCAAACGTCACGTTGCTATCTGCGCGAACGTCCTGATTTCTGAAACACCAGATCTCATTATCCTGCTGAAAGCAGACCCAGACAAGGTCGTGCTCGGGACCGTAGTCGATCAGGATGTGAGCGAGCGCCTTGCCGCGCGGTGTGACAAGCGGGATAGGCGGATCAAGCTGAAGCATCTCCCCCCTCCAGCGCGTGCTTCGTCCATACCAGTAACGACATCGCCCTGTTCGGCGCAGGGATGCCGTTGTCTCCGTCAACCACGTCGGCCTGATCCTCTAAGTACAAAAGGATCGCAGGGAACAGGCTTTCTAACTTTTCAATGCGAGCTTGCAATTTTTCCACGCGCTGCCGATCTCGCAGCGCCGCCATCTTGTCATTCATCCCCATCTCCTATCGTGTGACGCCAGATAAATTGCAGAAGACGTGCGCCTCCGTCTTTGTTCCGTTATCACCTCTCACAATCAGGAATCCTCGGCCTGTGTCGAGATCGACAGCCATCGCCATGTTTGCAGACGGGCCGATGTACTGAATCAGGGCCATGTTGCCCTTCTTCTCAGTGAACACCTCGTAACGCTTGCCGCCGTCCACGGTTAGAAACCCGCGGCCTTGGTGAATCGCATAGGCAATCTTTTCGCCGGTGCTAGCCGTGCAATCGCCAAGCGCCCAGTGCTTTGCCTGCACAGGCGTGAATGCTGTTGCCAACGCAACGATGCTCGGAACGATCATAGCAGCCTCCAAATGATGGAAGCATCATCTCACAACGCAAGCAGGATATCAATCACTACTTGATGGTCGGGACATGCGCTCGCCGAGCTTCAGGAACTCGAGCAGGTGCTCGCTCGGCCCGCGGTTCACCTCGACCTGCGCGTCGATCTCGAGTTTGTCGCCGTAAACCTTGGGCGCGCGTTTGGCGGCCAGCCACTGAAGCGCCGCGAGCTTAACCCGGTCGGCCTGCGCGCTTTCAGCCGTCGCGTTCGTGGAGATCTCGGCGATGCGGAAGGCGTCGTAGTCAGCCAAAGCTTCACGCGCGCGCGCGCACCGTGCCTTGAAGTCGGGATTCTCATCCATCCATCGATAGACCGTGGACCGGGCGATATCCAGCTCATGACATGCCCTCACCATGTCATGTCCTTCGACCATGAGCTCGAGGATCTGGTCGGCGATGTCCTCGGTGTATGGGATGCGTGGGCGGCGTGTAGGGGCTCTAGTGGGGAGCAGGGCGTCTTTGGCAGCGTCTATGGCTGCTTGGCGCTCTTGGTCCGTCAGGGTGATCTTCTGAAGCCTTCTGCCCATCTATGGCCCCGCTTGAGTGGAGCCGGGGTCACGCATTCCTGCCGGCAGCGCCGAGGATCACGACTGGAGCAGGAGGATGGGGATTCTCTGTCTCAGTACCTCGGTCGAGGGGGGAAATATAACACATCGAGGCGCGAGCAATTTTTTTTTGTTTTTTTCCCACAATTCCGTCAAATACCGTTTGACATGACCAAAGGACAGTATATTCTGGGCTGGTCAACAAGGAGACACCGACATGGACATCGCCGCCGCCCTCGAAGCCCTCCGCCCGGAACTCGCGAAGATCTACACCCGTCAGATCGAGAACGCCTTCAAGGCTGCCGTCGAAGATCACGGCCCCTCGCTCAAGGGCGTCTACAACTCCCCCCGTCACGCCCGCACCTTCCGCGCTCTGGTGGCTCCCTGCCTCACCTATTCCGACAACAGCCCCAGCGCTATCGCCACCCTGAACGACGCCAAGGTCGCCGCCGCCGCCGCCCACTATGCCGAGGCCGCTTCGCAGCAGTGGAAGGACAAGATCGAGGGCAAGCTCGGCGAGCTCGAGAACGTCGAGATCAAGAAGTTCGGCGGCTGCAACTTCCTGATCAAGGGCTGGCGCGCTGGTAAGGCGGTCGCCATCGACCAGAACGTGATCGTGAAGGCCTCGACTAAGGGCCTCCTCTTCAACCAGTTCCCGGCCCGCATCTACGTGGACAGCAAGTTTACCTCCGAGCGCGCCTACCACGCGATGTTCGCCTGACGGGTGGGGGGACTTCCCCCCACCTATTTCCCCCAACTGAGGAGAACACCATGACCAAGATCAACTGGACCCTAGTCCGTAGCGACACCCTCACCCCCGTTAAGATCGGCGAGACCATCACGAGCTTCCGGGGCCTTCAGACCGCCCTGCTCGGCGGAAGCCCGCCCCACAAACCAAGCTCTTCGGGCAAGGTCTGGGTCGAGAACGCCGAATACTACCCCGAGGTCTTCGGCCTGAAATGGATCGAGACTACCCCTGCAACCTAACCCTTCCACCCCTTCTCAGGAGCCTCCCATGCAGACCATCGAATCCCTGCAAAACCGAATCGAGGAGCTCAAGGCCGCCTTGCAGGTCGCCTACGAGTACATCGAAGAACATGTCGATGTGGTCGATGGACCCGACGGCCCCGAGGGCAATCGCGCCATGTACGTATGCATGTATCTTACTGAAATCTTGGAGAAATAAAAGTTTTTTATTTTTCTATAAAATAGTGGTTGACATGACCATCGGTCACTAATATTCTGATCATGTCAACAAGGAGACACGCCATGACCAAGACCCAGCTCACCCTCGAATGGATCGATCTCTCGAAGTCTAACGGCATCCGCGTCTATGGCGTGTCCGACCGTGAGATCGCCAAGAAAACGCGCCTCGCTCACATCCGCAGCGGCAAGATCGACTCCCGCGCTCCCATCAAAAGCGCCCGTGGCGTCGCGGTCCTTGCTGTCGGCAGAGACGAGCTTGGCAATATCGTCGCCCTCTGCGCGGATGGTTTCAACCGCCAGTTCTCTTAACCCGGACGGGGGCTCCGGCCCCCTCCTACCAACCGATGGGGAGACAGAAATGACCAACTTAGATCGTCCCGTACGTAGGGTTGCAGACGTTAACGACATCCTCGCCAAAGCAGGACACGCTGAGCGTTTGGCGAAGGGCAAGGGATACATCTACTGGTGCGATGGTGAGGCTGATACGTGGCTGGGTGGGACATCAATTTACGTGTTTCGCCTCTCTGATTTAACGATCCGCCAATATCTTGAAGATCACGCCAGCCGAGCAGCCAAGTAACAACAACGGGGGCTTCGGCCCCCTCCCTCCAACCGATGGGGATTAACATGAAGCACACTCTCAAGAGCCTCCGCGAACAGGCTGCGCTGCTCGGCGTGAAGATCGTCGCAATCCGAGATGATCGGGGCTGGGGATACTGGCTCGATGGCACCGGCTGGGACGATGAAAATTTCTGCACCGACCATGACGAGGTCTATCGGACGCTCCGTTATTTGGAGCGTCAGAGAGCCAAGAAAACCGAGTCACAACCAACCACCGGGATTTGATGGGAGCCACGCCATGACCTACCTCCTCGACCGCGCCAAGCGCCTGCGCCACGCCTATGGGCTCGTGAAGACCGACAGCGCGCCCAAGCAGATCGGCCTGCGCCGCATCCGCTCCATCCTGCTGCTAGGTGACAAAGATCCCGAGCACGCCGCCACCCTGCTGCGGGAGGCGGAGCACTACCTGCTCCACGCAAGAGCGCGAGACCCCGGTCGATAACCGGGGTTCTTTTTTTTGAAGTTTTCGACCGTAACCCTGTTGACATGACCGTTGGACATGATACTCTACGTCTATCAACTGATGGAGACCGCCATGACCGCCTACACCCGCCAAGACCTGATCGACTCGTTCTACTGCTCCGCGAGCCTCAACGATCCCGAGCCGACCGACGCCCAGATCGACCAGCTCCTCGAGCTGTCCCTCGAGCGCTATGGCAAGCACCCCGTCGAGCTCGAGACCCGCTACGTCGATGACATGGTCTACGAGATCGTGAAAGGCCATCCCGTCGAAGAGCTCGATGATTTCAACTACGTCGGCTCGCGCCACCACTACTGAGGAGAGAACCCATGTACATCGTCATCCGCTCAGACAGCGCTTTTTCCAACCGCGTCGTCGCGACCTATGAGACGTCGGAGGAGGCCCTCGCCTACCTCACCACCCTGCGCGTGTCCTACATCGAGGAAGATCCCGATTACCCCGGTCGCTACGACGGGTTCGGCTCCGACGGCTGCATCTATTCCATCGAGAAGCAGTAGGGGGAATTACCCCCTATTGATTTCCCTTTTTTACCTGTTGACATGACCGATGGTCATGATATTCTGTCTAGGTCATCAACTGATGGGGTTCACCATGATTCGCCAAGTTAAGACCAAAAACACCACCCTCCCCGGCATAATCCGCAGCGCGCCGTTTATGCAGGGATTCGCCGAGGTAAAGGCTGGCAAGCCGCTCAACCCCGATGCGTTTCCTGACGACATCAACAAGCAGTGGTCCTATGAGCGTGGCCGTCAGTTTAGCTACCTGTTCGACGGACCCCTCAAGAAGGGGCGCTCC